TTTTCATAGCCAAAGTACATAGGCTCGGCGTCCACATCAATCCGTCCTCTTGCATAGCCTGGCCATCTTGTGGTTGGCGTTCCTGAGATTGTAACAGGAACAGGAGAGGCTCGAAGTTCAGCATTAGTTAGTCCGCCGCCACTACCACCTATATTAGTGCCGTCAGGGTTTACTACCGCGATCGCAGGCTTGCCTTCAGAGTCTTCGCGAAACTTCTGGTATTCCCAATCTCCTAGGTTCCTTGTGTTGTTTATGTAGGGCGGTGGCATTATAACTCCAATTAAAAAGACTAGAGGTCAGCTCTAGCCGTATGCTCCTATTATACCACCTGTGATAGAATGGTGGTATGGACACAATCAAATCACCTCTTCCAGGTTACGGCCTGGTAATAATTGATAGATCACAGATGGATAACGTAGAGTTTAAGGGTGACGACCGCTTCGATAGCCCTCAGTCTGGCATTCTTATAAAATTAACTACCGATGACGAAGAACGCTCTTTTAATGCTAAAGGCGACACCTATGGCTCACTAATTAGTAAAAAGATTCACTGGGCTAAATACGCCGATGCCGATGCAACCTTTTACGACAACGAACTAGATAAAGATGTTGTCTTTATACAACTTGATAAACTACGTGGTTACGATAACTAAATAAAGGAGACTATTATTAAGCCCGATCTTTTCCCTAAGAAAGTTCTGTTTGACGATGATGCACGAGACAAGATAACTGAAGGCGTGACAGTCATGTACGAAGTGGCACGAGCTGCTTACGGCCCCAAAGCTGGGAACGTCATGTATGAGCATAATTGGCCTGCAGGAGCTGCCAAAATCTCTCGTGACGGTGTTACCAACCTCAAGAAAGTAACTTTAAAGGATCGTGCTGCAAATATTGCTGCAAAAGCCGTATTACAGGCATCTGAGAAGAACAACGCTGTGGCTGGAGATGGTACAACAGCAGTTGCTATCCTAACCTACCATTTATACATGGCTGGACGTAAACTAGTAGCCTCTGGGCATAACCAGATGGAAGTAGCTAAGATGATTGAGGATACAGCTACCGAGGCAATTAAGTATATCGACTCTATCCGAGAAGAACTATCTGAAAAAGACCTATTATCAGTGGCTAAGGTATCAAGTGGGGACGATGCTATTGCAGAGCTACTAGCTAGTACCGTAAAAGAGGTAGGCTCAGAAGGTGGTGTAACTGTAGAGGAACATACAGGACTCGGTGTATATGCCGAGGTCATAGACGGTTTCTATATGCGTAAAGGGTTTACAGACGTGCGTCTTATCAAAGATGGCGGTAGTCTAAGTTCAGACTTTGAAAACGTCCCAATATTCTTAGCAGACAAAGTCATATCTGAAGCTAGAGAGATAGCCACTATTATCAATAAGGTAGTGGGAGCTGGCTATAAAGAGATCCTAATACTAGGCGAAGTTATACACGACGCACTAGAGTTTCTAGCCCAACAGCGAAGCTCTAACATAGTCATTGCAACAGTTGCAGGGATACCAGCAACTTCTGGTATGAAGTCGATTGTCTTAGACGACTTAGCACTATTAACAGGCGGTCGAGTATATCAACAGGGCGAATCAGCAGCTAACTTTACTCTTGAATACCTAGGTGCAGCAAAAAGAGCCATCGTTGAAGAACTAAACACAACTATCATAGATGGCGCAGGCGAGCCAAAGGATATAAAACAGCGGTTAGGGGAGCTAGAGGGTCAATTAAGCGCTGAGACAGCTGCTATCACGACTACAGCCATAAAAGATCGTATATCACGACTTAAAGGTAAGGTCGGCATTGTTAAAGTTGGCGCACCAACAGATATAGACCGTGAAGAGCTAAGACTACGAATAGATGATGCAGTATGTGCATTACAAGCAGCTCGTAAAGAGGGAACTGTGCCTGGCGGTGGTACTACTTTAGCACGAGTAACAGGTACACCATTTGACGATGTACTCAAGAAACTATTTATAGAGTTAGCGACTAATGCAGGAGAGAAGTCAGAGTATAAGCTAGGCAAACTGTTAGAGAAGCCAGTCGGATATGGCTACGACCTTAAGAACCCTACGGAAGAACCTGTAGACTTACGCAAGGCTGGCATTCTTGACCCTGCACTTGTTATTAAAGAAGTCGTTAGGAACGCTGCTAGTGTAGCTAGTAGACTAATCACTACGACAGTAGTTATAACTTTCACTGACGACGCTAATGATGAAATGATGGAGTTAGTAAAGGCTAATAAATGAAACTAAACAGAGATAATGACGAGTATATCGGCACTCCAGAAGAGATAGCAGAGCTTATTAGACTCTTAGGTGGTCAATCGCCTCTAGTCGAACTAGATAAACCTACTCCGTTTGCACCTGACGACTTTGTACCATTAGAAGATGTCGTTAAAGAGTCGCAGACACTAAGAGAAAAATTAGCAATAGATCCTCAGTATAACCCTTACGGTGGAGTCGTTTCTAGCCCTGAAACAGCAGTAGAACAAGTACCAATCAACCGTAATCAAGCCGACATAGATACAGGGGTAGAGCTATTGTGAGACGCATTATCGGACAAGTTAAAGATGGTAAGTTTGTAGATGGTAAGCCTAGTAATACAGGTAACCGCGAGCATTCTTTACACCGTCAGTTTGTCAGAGATGATATGCGTGAGAAGTATGCTAAGGATATAGTCCAGCCATACAAGCACGGTCAACCAAACCCTGAGTACATCGAGGCTTGGGGCAAGCAAGAAGCAGTTAAACAATTTAATATAGATGGAGCAAAACCAGAATGAGCAAAAAAAATGACCTACTCAAGAAGTCAGAGCAAACAGAATACGAACTAAACGCAGAAGAGAAGACTCAGGTTGCGAGTCTAATGAACCTTATGACGCAAGCACGAATGAGCCAGGACTACCTTTACTCTATGATTGTGCAGAACGTAGCCGAGAGACTAGAGATTGCAAACAAAGACATAACTCTTAACTTCCAAGAGATAGAAGACAAAGGTATAGATGTGGCTAGGCTTATAACCACGTGATTAGAGTTCTAGTTATATTCTTGCTAATTTGTCTACTATTAGACTTCTTGTCGGGCGATCTCTAGTAACCGTATTGCTGGGAAAGTATATTAGCTCCTGCATCGTCATAACTAGAGATTGGGTTCATATAACCTTGCAACTCTCTTTGGGCGCGTTGTAACTTAGTTATCTTTGCTTGTTCTGAATCACTAGGGGTGGGCAAGAATGACTGCATAAATCGTCTAACCTCTGCTTCAGGAGTAGCAGCCCCAGATCGTGCGCGTAGAATATTATCAGCTACGTTAAATAGTGCTGCATCGAGATCTTCTGTTCCAAGAAGTCGCCTTCCAATACTGGTGCCAGAACCAGGTAGATTCTTGGCTCCGCCAAGCTTTCCAGATGATATAGCACCTTCGATTAATGGCATGTCCATTAATGCGTTTTGTGCTGCGGTTGCTCGTTGCTGCTGAGAAGCGGCCATTGGTTTTTCTTTTTCTGGAGCAGGGTTCATGAACTCATATAGAGCTATGTACTTGTCCATGTTTTTGCCACCAGTTGCCTGCATATCTCTCATAATGTCCTGGGCCACAGATTCACGAGAATACATCGACTGTGGCTCTTGCTGTTGCAAGCCTAAGATACGAGCAGCATTCTGATCTAGCATAGGTGGTTGCTCTGTCGTACCCAGCATATCGGGCGATTGTTCAGGAGTAGTAGCTTCCGGTCCTTGACCCATACTTGAGCCAATATTTGCTGTGGCTCCTCTTATACCTTGAGTGGCGAGAAGCCCCGGAAATGCGCTTGAGTTACTAGCACCAGCCGTACCACCTATACCTTGTAAAGCACGTCCTGCAGCCGTCATTTTACCAGCTACCGTTGGTGTAGCAGCGTTCAGTGGCATTGCCAGGATATTAGTTGGTTTTTGCACAAGCTTTCCTAGCCCCTGCGCCTGGTCTCCAAGTTGCGCACCAGCGCCAGCTCGAGCATTCGCTGTGGCCTCATCTATCTTATTAAGGTTAACAAATGAAGATTGCGCACTCCTTAAGTCTTCTACACCAGATATACCCTTCATCTCTTGCGCCATCTTTCTATAAGCCTGAGCCTCTCGCCTAGGAGCTGTTTTAGCTAGTGACTCAAGTGCTTTAACAGATTGAGGTTTCGCCTGCTGTAGACCAGCTTCTACCCCTTCAGAAGAGAATAGACTCTCGTTAACTTTCTTAGCTAGATCTTTATAAACACTTGCTAGTTGTTTGTCTTTCGCAGAGACTGAAGCACCTCGTTTGAGATCAGAGGCCATTGACTCAAAACTTCTAGCTACATCAAACGCTTCAAATGGATCTGCGAGTGGGCTAAGTGATCCTTTGGCACCACCGTAACCCTTGAGTAGACTATTGCTAACCTGTTGGATAACGTTTTTACGTTCAGCTCCAGACAATAAAGGAGCTTTGTTGGTAATAATATCTCCTGCTGCATTTTTTAACCCCGATACATCTACACCTTTTGTATTGCCTATAGCATTTCGAGTAAGTTCAGAGAACGCGCCGTTACGACCAGTAATATTGTCTGCTACGTTACGCATCGAATCCATGTTCGTAAGACCAGTGCGTTTATTGATGTCGCCAAGCACATTAGCTGGATTTACTTTCCCACCAAGTTGCCTAGCTTCTGCACGAGTAAGATTAGCTTGGGTTCCAAGCAGTCTGTTGCCAGCTTCCTCAAGACGACCACCGAACTTGCTAACACGACCAGGCTTTGTTCCTGCCCCACCAGTCCTCGTAAGCCCACCTGCAAGTTTTTGCAAAGCACCACCAGCAACACCACCTATGGCGCCGCCAGCTAAAATATCCTCAATTGTGCTATCTCTCTCAGATAAGGCAGAAGCGGCACCAGTCCCTGCGCCAAGCCCTATCGCACCCTTAACGCTTCCGGCTGCTGGGCTTAGACCTGCGAGTATGGCTTGTGCGCTATTGCCACCCCACTTCTTTAATCCTCCAACAATGTCTTTACCAGATTCGCCGAGACCCATTTCAGATAATGATTCTTTACGTGTATTCTTTTGTGCAATTTTATTACCAGACAATATAGCTGCTGATTCTTTTAATGGGTTTACTATAGCTGTATTTGCGAGATAGCTGAAAGGCTCTACAGCTCCTCTAACCATGTTTTCAGCAAAACCAAGAATACCACCACGTTTCTTTTTTTGAGGAGGTGTATATGTAGGCTGTGGGCGAGGCTGGAACTGCCTCATATCTATTTCTTGTAAATTTCTAAAATCCATATAGTCTCCTAAGTACCCCAGAATAGTGCTGAGTATGACTTCTTATACTTATCCATATTCTTATCAACCCAAGGGTCTGCACGTAATTGATTGAATACTTGGGCCGCATACTTATCGCCAGCTTGTCCCATGGCCTGGAAGACTGAAGCTATATTCTGTCCAGTCAATTGGGCGTATTTAGCTGCGCTAATCGCTTGGCCGTTAGCGTCAGTTATATTAAACCCTCCGCCTTTTCGTTGAATCATATTAGCAGGCGCCGTCTTGGTGGGAGTTAACGTAGGTGTAGCTGCCCTAATAGCTGCTGCCTGATTAGCTGCTGATCTCCTACTCTCAGCCAATTGCGCTTCAAACTGTCTTTTAGCCTCTGCTTGTGAGACTTCCCACTGTCTTTTAGCTTCAGCCGCTTGTTCACCTGCAAATAGCTTAGAGTAATTGCTTTCCAATGCACCTAGTCTATCTGCATCTGTCTGGTAAGCCATACCTGATCGGGTCTGAGCTTGACCTAGTAGATCGCGGTAGTTAGTCATTTCTTCGCCATAGTTGCTTTGTTGTTCACTCAACTGGCCCGATAACGGTTCACGCTCAATATTAGCCAGTCTTGCACGTTGAGCCTCTGTCACTAGTTGACCCCTAGTACGGCCTGCAACGGCCTGGCCTACACCTTTTAGAGCTGTTTCGGTATTGCGAATGAGACCACGCATATCATCTGCACGAGTCTTTACGTCGCCTACACCTAAGTCTTTTTGATACTGATCATAATAGTCGCCTGCTCCCTTGCGACTACCTTGGAATGATTTTAACTCTGCGAGGGCCGATGCACTATCCATGTATATATTCCTTATAAAAAATAAAAGCCTGAGTCGTGGCTCTGGCCTTTGATGACATTATACCATAGCTACTTAGCAATTGTGTAGGTTACATAACTGATTGGTATCGTTACCTGGGTTAGGCTAATAGGAGATCCGTAAGGGTTTTGTATAAAGCCTGTGAACGTTACAGTAGTTCCATTAATCGTATAGAATATTGCGTAGTTCAAGGGTCCTACAAAAGGAGCGGTTGTACACTGTACAGTTGCATCAAAAGTTGGCATCAACTGCCACTTTGCAGCGCCCGTCTTTGCAAACTCTGTGTACTGCGCCCTAGCCAATGCAAATACCTGATTCTCTGTTAGTGTGACTGTGGATGTGACTGTGGATGTAGCACCAGCACCAAGAGAAGATGGAGTAGTTAAAGAAGTACTAAACACACCAGTATTTTTAAACGTATTTAACGAAGACAAGAAGTTAAGTTTTGAATAGTCTATGCTCATATCTCAAAGTCCTTATAGATTACCCAGTAGATGTTACGGCTGCCAGATTGCGAGCTAAAAGACTCTAGTATGATAGACAAACTAGTTTCGTCAGCCTCCCATAAACAGAATATTGGTGTACCACCAATACCAGGGTAAGTACCTGCTAGGCGTCTACCCCCTGCTGGGTACACCTTGCCGTCAGTCGCACTATCTTCAAAGAACACCCTGACTTGTGGTATATAACCTAAGCCATGCACTACGTTGTAGGTTGTTATGTAGTTACCCCATGCTGTCAGAGTAGACGGAGCTGTAATACTAGTAGTTCCTGATGTAGCATCACGCTTTAAGTAGTTCTTCTCTCCGAAAAGAGATAAGTCTGTCATGATATTGTATCCAGTGCATATTTAATGTAAAAAGTCTGAGTAGAGCCGCTAAAGTTCTCCATATATATATAAACTGTCGTGGCGTCAGCCCATCCGTTGGCTGTATAGGGGTTAGAGGGGCTAACAATAGCTTGAGCAGGGTAATAGTTAGAACCATCTACAGACCATGCTAAAGTAACAAAACACTTGGCTCCTAAGGGGTTAGTGACTGTTTGAGTTGGAGTTGTGCTGTCAGCCACAGAGTAGGTAAGCGGCGAGTCTTTATTCTCGTAGACAATCTTATCTATGGTGTACTCACTTGAGTAGTTAATCTTATTAACTTGAGAAGGCATCGCTAACCGCCTGGCCTTCTTTGGAAATAGCCACGTTAATGGTGCCGTCAGGTAGTAGGCCAGCTTGCATACGATCGTCTTCGCCGTCATAAACATAAAATGTCCCCAATACAATCTTCATTATTACATTATCTTCAGTATCTAGCGAGAAGAATCCATACTCGTTAGTTGTATTAGGTATAGCACCCATCCCAACAGATGAGCCGTCAGCACTATTCTCAATAGTTATGCGGTTATTTGTACCATCAATTTTAGTACCACCATAACCAACAGTCTGAGTACCCCTAGTAGAGCCTGTGACCATCTGTCTCGGTATCATACGCTGTTGTATAGACTCTAAGGAGACATCACGAATATTATTATACTTAGAAGTAGGAGTAGAGCCAGAGTAGCTACTTATTGGTATCTGCGAGAACATGTCTTCAGTATTCATTACACCTCCGTAAATGGCGACTCACTAGGTAGCAGATCAACTATAGTAGCTAAGCAAGTGACTATAAAAGGCTCTGTAGCCCCTACGTGTTCCCAGTCAAAGCCAACCTGTAGCTCATGGAAACGCGAGTTAATGTCAGCAACCTTATAAGTATCGCCTGCAACCAATACGCCATCATCTGGATATACCCAAGAACCTCGGTCAACCTTGTACTTCATGCGTATTGTATAGCCTGTCGGAATAGACTTAGCTAATAGCTTCATGTCGTAAGCCGTCTTCTGCTTAAACGTAGCTTCGCCGTCATAAATGCGAGACTCCCATGTACCAGAGTCAGCAGGTGGAGAATCGTTATCGACTACATCAAGACCATACCTGAAGCCAGAAGGCTCAGAGTCATCACGCCATGAGATATACATGGTATCGCCAAAACTACGCACACAGCCTATTCTGAGGGCGTCTGAGCCGTTATATGTCCTAGTTCCAGTACTTATTACGTAATTGTAGCCAAACGACGTAGGGAAGTTCTTATCGATTGAACCCCAGCTAAATACACCATGTTCCATTGTTTGTGAAGCGGTAACACTAGGGTAGCCTAACATTAGTATTCCACGCCTTACTGCCATCATGTTTGGATAGTTTCTAGTTGTATCAGATATGTTAGTAAACTCTGTATCTGTATTTAGTAGAGTACGCAGCTTAACTAGTGTCTTACCTCCTGGCCAAACATACAATGCTCCGTTTATAGTCATGTAAACTACGTTCTGATACGTATACAGGCTTTCAGGCGAGCCTTCGTTTACCTCTATAAAGAAGCTGTAGGTTTCCGATAAACCATCCCAGAAAAACAGCCTGCCTTCTTGGAAGTCTCTAGTACTAGTAGATCGTCGTTCACAGGCGATAACTAAGAACTCATCTGTAACTGCTAGTCCTATAGTCTTATAGCCTGGACCAAAGTCTAATCTATGCCTCAACCACTGCAAGTTACTTGGCACATCTTCGAGTGGTTCCCAGACAGATAAGTAACGTTCGTTACCTATGCAAACGTTCTGCAGGAATTGAGCCATAGGATGTATGTCTGTGTTTACTAACCGATCAGCATATATCTCGAAGTCGCAGGTATTCAAGTCATTTGCAGTACCACACTTAACAGTAGTGTCTGCTACGGTAGACGTTAAGTGGAAATGATACGTTCTAGCTGAAGGCTTAACGTATAGCCGTATCTGACTAGAGAACTCAAAGTCTAGGTGTGTATTAGCCGTTATGTTACCAGTAGTAACAGAAGATGTAGCCAGAGTGTTATTAGCATCATCGTGCAGCGTTAACGTAACTGTACCTGTACCTTTAGCTGCCACCTGTACACGTATCTTGCTTAAAGGTTCTATATCTGACTCAAAGGATTGTTTATTGACATCTGTTTCAACTACAGGGGCTACAGGCACTGTATAGGTCTCAAGTCCACCACTAGATGTCGCAGCTGCTAATACAGAAGCCGATTCGCCATACTTATTAATTTGTATAGAAGGTGTTGGGAACTTACCATAATACGATACTGTAGTTGCAGAGGACATATACATCTCTTGTAAATCTTGGCGGTAAAGCATGCCACAGGCGCCATCATCAAGCTTAGCTTGTACTGTAACTTCATTGTTACTGTCTATAGAGTAAAAGTAGCCCTGATCGCCCAAGCCGTAGCGTGTGCCATCTTCTGTCTGCACAATCTGTTGTATTAAGTCTACTACGTTATTTGAGCCAACTCTAACAGTAGCAGCTAATGGAGATAACTGCCCTGGCTTCTTACGAAAGTCAGCTGCTCGTGAATAAGCGTGTGAGTTCTCTGTTCCCACTTTCTCATCTACTGCTATTCCGCCGTAGAAGTTCTGATTAGATATAATCGTTGGTTTCATGGTTAACTCAACATTCCTGGTGGGATATCAAACATGTTGAAGTGTGAATCGTAGGGGTTTGGTATATTAGGGCTACTCGTTGGCGATGCATACATCTCTTTACATTCTTCTACAGCTACTTGGAACATAGCCATAAACTCTGAAGCAGATCGTCTATCGCCACGTCTTAAGAAGAAGCGAGCTAAGCAATAGTCCATTACAGCAGGTAGGTATTCATCGGGGATATCAGGAACAATACCAATCAAGAAGTTCTTACCTGCGCCACTTGTGCCTTCATAGTAATTCTCAAGCACTAGATGAGATGAGTCGGTATACTCGACTATTTGGTAATCGTTACCGTCTGAGCCATCGGTTGTGTAGAAATACCGACCAACCATATCAGTAGTGAAGCCAGTACCAGAGTGAGTTATAGTTGTTGAACCCTGTGCAACAGTTACTGTACCTGTGGAAAAGTCACTAGCTTGCATACGTGGCTGCTTAGGTTCGTAATAGACCCGTAGACCTTCTGTAATAGCCTCTGCTGGTGTCGGGTATAGGGAAATAATATCTTTGCCTTTAGGGAAGAAGTAGCGAGGTATACCGATCGTCACACTCGGTACAGCGTTTAATCTATTCCAGTTAAGCTCAGAGGCTATCTCTGTTAGTGGGTAGTAAGCGTCTCCGTTAAGGTAGTCTACACCTGATGCACGTAATACACTGCGAGGTAACTGGTAGTCTTGCTGGTTAGCTACAGTGTTAGTCTTCTTAGCAATACGGCTCCATGCTCTAGTCATAACACTTTTGAATCGTTGCGTAGCTACGTTGGCGTCACGCTTGATTAGAATAAGCTCAGAAGCGCTGGTGTTCTGAGTAGCTGATTGTATTTCGTCGGTAAGTTGTTGGAAAGTTTGTATCATGCCTTGTATTCCGTAACTTTAATGTACGATTTTGTAATGGCGCCAAACTTTCTGGAACCGCCTTCACCGTTAAATGTAACTGTACCTGCTCCTGATCCACCAGTGCGAACCTTAAACGTAATTGAGCTTGTTGTACCAGCAACCATTTGGTAAGTGGTTGATATATTAACGCTACCGTTAGCCGTTGCTTGGTATACAGGAGTTGCAGCCAAGGCGTTTGCAATGCTGTCTTGAAATAACGCTTGAGATGTTGTCACGGCTGCACTATTAGCATAGTAGCCTAAAACCTCTACAACCAGTATGTTAGAGGCGCTTTTAGGAGTGATGCTAACTGTCATAAACTCAGTGCCCTCAGTGTTTTGCGGTACGGTATCGTCAAAAGGTATAGTTGTTGTACCAGATGCGACTGCCGAATAACTTGTAGACGCAAACTGAACAGAAACGCCTAGAGACAGTTGTGTATTTCCCACACTTGAGTCTGCTATATAGCTTCCATTCACTTTACTATCTTTTAACAATACTCCGTCAATGGTCACACCGGCAGAAGAAGTAAACTCATTTACGGTATCTGTGGTGAGAGTAGGATTAGTAATTGTTGGAGCATTAATAGTCGGGCTAGTTAATACCTTATTTGTTAGGGTCTGGCTGCCAGTGAGGGTTACAACTGCGCTAGGAAACGTTGGAGTACCACCAAGTGTGTAAGTGCCAGTTACTGTGCCAGACAGTGCAGGGCTAGAAACGGTAGGAGCTGTGATTGTCTTGTTAGTCAGTGTCTGCACCTCGTCTACGCCTACAGGATGGCTTGTAAGGTCTAGCAGGTTGTTAACACTAGACTTCTTAGAGTTGCCTGAATCACTAGTATGTGATACCTCGAGTAAGTCTGCTGCACGATCAACAGAGGTCAGTGCAGATAGATCTGGTATTGTTTTATCAGCCATTATGCGTACTCCCCAACCCATGCTGTAGGTAACTGTCGATTATCAGATGTGTTTGCTACTCTAGTAGCTCCCTGAACCGTAACGCGTGTGTCGCCTTGTACAGTCGTTCGTGTGTACGTAGCTGTACGTGCCTCGTTAGAGTCTGCCCAGCTAGTAGGTAGTTCTTCATCTTGACCCCAAGAAGCAGGTAAAGCATTACCATCTGTAGACTGACTATCGGCAAGATACTGGCTTAGCTCATCAACAAAGTAGTTACCTAGTTCATCTACTAGATAGCCAGTTGTCTGATCTAGTACTGTTCCTGAGTCTTTTATCCATTGAGTTGTTGGTGGCATTATTTCTCCAAAATAAAAACCAGAGCGTTCAGCTCTGGCCGTATGACTGTATTATACCACGTTATAAGTCAGCAAGTAATGTCTTCTTCTCTCTTATCGACTGGTCAAGAGATAGGTTATTTTTTAGCAACCTGGCTTTTTCTTGTTCCAGTTGTTCTATGTCGCCCTGTATGTCTCTCATCTGGTCGTTACCTGCAAGGCTTACAGCCTCAATATCTGCCTCTATCTGTTTGAGGTAAGCCCTGCGTTCTTGGATGGTTTTAAGACTTGGCTCCACTATTTGCCTTTGGTGTATAGTTTGCGCCCTTGCCAGCTGGAGGGTTAGTCTGTACGTCTGTAAAGCCTTCAATCTCAGTCATCTTGTTGTTTACAAATGTCTGCATAGCTTGGCCTACATTGTTAATAATCGGACCTTCTATTATGAAAGGTATCAGTTCGTTTTGAGTAGTTGGGTTACGAAGACGGGATAGACCAGACTTAGATGTACCAAACTTTTCGCGGCATAATGCGTTAAATAGTCTAGGGGCAACAACATAAGCTGCCTCTCCTATAATCATCTTCTTTTCTCCAGGTTCCAAAGTGATTTGGGTAATCTTTTGCTGTGCCTTAGTGACTGAGTCGCCAGGAAGAAATGTACCACCAGATGTCTGTGCCATCCGCTCCTCATTCATAGGATCAGCAGGCGACATGCCTAAGATCTCATTCTGTTCTAGAGCTACTCGCCATGTAAATGGTACTTTAAGTGGATTCTTCACACCCACATAATCGTATCGTGAAAACATTTTGTTTAGCTTTTGTCTCAAACTCTGATCTGGTAGATCTTGCTGGTACTCGTCCATTACTTCTTCTCCTTAGATTTAGCTTTTTCTTCTTCTATTAATTTAGTTAGTAACTGGTACTGGCCTTGCAATCTAAGTTGCTCATTCTCTGCATCTTGTTTAATTCTAGCTTGCTCGTCGAACAGTGGTTGTAGTGCATCACGCTGAGTGATAAGAGATTCTATTGTCATGTTTATGATTATAGCACAGTGCCAGGTCTAGCAAACTTTCCATAAACCTCTACTTCTTTGGCTGCTCTTGCTATTGCTGCTTGTTTGAGGGTAGGGTAGTAGCCTATCAGTTTCTGCCTGCCGTCTATGCTAATACTCGCCACCCACGCTGGTTTCTGTCTCCAGCCACCGTTAGGGCGTTGGCTCCCCTTTGTCCAGTAAACCCCTTTATAGCCCGATTTACTGTTCTTGCCTACCTTCCTATTCCTGGCGTTTTCTACATAAGAACAGTATCTGAGATTGCTCCTTTGGTTATTTAGTGTGTCTCCATCTATGTGATCTGTCACATAACCATCTTTTCTACCAAGGATGTAGATGTGCATGGTGGTATTCTTGATCTTACCATCAACCCACAGACTACATCGGGGGTAAGGAGTCCTCCCCGATGAGTAATGCCAACGTACGCTGCTCACTTTTTCATAATCCTCGTCATCTACCAAAGCAAAAAGACCCTTACCACGCTTACCACAAAGTTGTATTCTCTTCATGGTTACATAGTAACAGGTCTTTTGCTGTAGTGCAACAGATCTTTTGTATCTGTTAGGTGCTGTAGTGTTACGTGGCCGTGGTCACAGCGACCCAGTTAGTTGTGCCGTTATTCACGTACAACCTAGTGGATGAGCTAGAGCCAGCGGTGTTAATACACAGTGAACCTTTTACTGCTGTAAAGGTTGGAACATCGGATGTTACATATATCGATGGTCCGTTACTAAACAGTGTTACAGGCGCACCTGCCGCTACAGCACCAGCGGTGGCCGGAACTGCAGTGGCACTTCTTACAGTTAAACCATTTGCGCTTGATAGCGCTCCTGTGACTGCAAGTGTACTTGTTAAGCTAACAGCTTTGTCACTGTTGAGTCCGTATAGTCTTACGACTGGTACGAAGTCTTCTAATCTGTTCTTTGCCATGTTTTTATCTCCTTAGAGTTAGGCTTATTGATCGATTGATAGGGAAACTGAAGTGTATTCAGTGTCAACTAGTGTGTCTCGTGCAACACCAATCTGTTGTTCACCGGCAGCATCAAGAGCTTCTACAGCTCCAGCTGTACCAGTACCGATAGTTAGAGCTAGACCACGTGTAACTGCTTCGTCAGCTAAGACTGCACATGTTCCACCGGTTTGTACCCAACCGTAGTTTGCTGCTGTGATAGCAACGTTTGGAACTCCGACAGCTTGGTCAGCTTGGTCAGTAGCTGAAATAACTACTGAGTCGTAAAGGTTCTTGGTTAGTGTATATTCCGAAACATCGATTGTTAGAGCAGTAGTAGTTGGCTGTGCAAGGGTAAGGGTGATCTCTCCTGCGCCAGTTACTCCAGTGTTACCAGAGACTCGGTAGTTTACACCTTCTCCAGTAGCGTCTGAGATAGTAACAGTTCCATCTACATATGCGTCAGCTACAACTGTACCAGCTGCGTCTACAACGATGGATGTAACTCCAGCGGCGTATGTTCGAGCTACAGTCTTGTTGACTACGTTAGCGTCTGCATCTGCGTTTACAACTAACTTACCTACTGCAAGGTTGGCAGCACCAGCTTTGATATAGCGGTAAGTGTTATTGAACTCGTCAGTATACTTTTCGCCTATTACGTGCTGTTGTACTGTACTAGTTTCTCGTGTGTTGATTGCGATTAAATTCTGTGATGACATATTATTCTCCTTATCCTACGATTCCCGTTAGACGAGCGTTGCGCTTTGGATTGCGGTGGATCAAGTTACCCATGACCAAGAAGAATCCAGCACTACCATATTGGTTGATACTCTCCATCATGTCGCGGAACTGGACACTAGATGGTAGTTTAGCCTCGGAGTAGTAGCCTTCCTGTTGTTCAGGGTTAGGTGATACCGATTTAACACTCTTGCTTGTTGATCGAAGAACTGGGAACTCTAGGTAGTGTTCGTTAATTAGGAACAGGTTACCACTTGGAGCCTTGTCGTCAGATACAAATGGTATCTTTCGGAAGCTTAGGCTGTCAAAACCGCTTGCACCCTTAAGTGCGTCGGCAGGAACAGTTTTACCAATTGGGGTGTTACCGTTAACAGTAGAGTAACCACTAAGACCGACTGAGTCGTACTTAGCTTGAACAGCTGCGTAGTGTAGAGATTCAAAGATGCTCCATACTGCAGGTGGCATGTAGCCAATGTTTGGTCGTTCTTGCTCAACAGATGCAGCACTTGAGCTGTCTAGAGCGGTAGCGATTTCTTCAAAGGTTAGTGTAGCGGCTGCGTCTACGTAAGCGTTGATGTTCTCGCCATAAGTAGCACGAGTCAAGCCACCGTAGGAGCTTGTGCTTGTACCATCATCAGCGATAAGGCCAAAGCCTTCAAAGTTCTTTCCAGAACCTACGCCGTAGAACAAAGTACCGATGCCGTTAAGCATAGATGTCTTAGCTCGATCCATGATTGAAGTCAAGTAGCGGATAGCCTGTGCTTCGCCACTGTTTACATCTTGCTCCATACCAGAAGCAACGACTGACTGGTAGTAACCTTTTACATACCAGCTCAAAGAGCGAGTGTTATTAGTTTGTGACGTACTGAATGAGTCAAGACCGTCAAACGCACCACCAGTTGAATCATTATCAATCTGGATAGCCTGGTTGAGGACTGTACCTGTCCAAGTACGACCTAGTTGTACACCTAAGATACGAGCTGTGGCGACGTTACCATCATTTTTGGTATCGACGACCTTCGGCAAGATCTTGTTATACGTAATATCTGTAATTCTGTTGTTGAATACCACAGAGATCTCCTTAATTTTAGTAAATAAAAAAGACCTGAGGGACTCGGGTCTATGCAGGCATCATAGCACATTTTATGGTAAAATGGAATGAGCAAAATAAAACGACCCGTAGGAGGGGCCGCTTTAATGAGAATTATACCACTTACAAAAAATAAAGTTACCGTAGTAGACGATTTAGACTACGAAAAAATATCAAAGTATAAATGGTATTACGCTCAGGGTTATGCGGCTCGAGGTGTTAACGTTCGGGGTGTGGTCAAGATACACTTCCTGCATAATCTTCTACTGCCTCTTAGGGCTGGCTATAAAGCCGACCATGCCAACTTAAACACTCTGGATAACCGTAGGCTGAATCTACGATATGTTACCAACTCTCAAAACGGTGCTAATAGATCTAAGTTTAAGAATAATACATCAGGGTATAAGGGAGTGTACTGGCATAAAGCGACTAAAAAGTGGTGCGCTTCTATACGCGTTAACTATAAGTCAGTAGCATTAGGCTACCACCACGATCCCGTAGAGGCTGCAAAAGCTTACAATACTGCTGCTTTAGAATACTTTGGGGAGTATGCTTGGCTTAATGATGTCTAGGCGCTTAAGAAGGTAGAGGCATCAATCTTCTTAACTGGGTCGTCGCTCTTTTTCAGCGCTTTGTCTACTTTACTTACCATCTCGCCAAGGCTAGAGTTAGTAATAGACTTACGAGACTCAACCTGTAAGGCTTTAGCCTCATCAAGAGTTAATATCTCTTTCTTTACTAGAACTGCCAATAAATATGTTAGATCGTTGTGCATTATTTTAATCCTTCACTAGCTATTATTTCGTCTGCTAATCGTGACATAGGTACATCCCTATGCACTTGCTTTGCTGTGTCCTTAGTAGGAGTGCCACTACTAGTTAGGCTGGCTACTTCTTTACGTTCGTTGATTATGGCTTCTTTATCTTTGGAAGTCTTAACTGTTGAGCCTTCGCTATCCATAATCTGCTTGGCAACCCATAGACTATTGATCTGCCCTAGCCCTTGAGTCTTGAGTTCTTTGTTCTTAGCCTCCTGCCACTCCAGTAGCTTATTAAGCTCTTTAACAGCTGGCTGGTCTAGAAACTTAGGATCGCTAGGATCGCCCTCTACCTTAGGTACTAGTCCTTGGCTGGCCATAGATAGGTACTCACTGCGTATACGCTCATTATCACTGCGTTGCTGTACCATTGCATTAGTCTCTTGAGTATACTGAGTCTTGGCATTCTCATAAGACTTAACTGCCTTATCAAACTTCTCTTCGTTGTTAACGATTGCTCGTTCAAATTTCATCTGTTCAATATTGTTCTTTGCTTCAAACCCATTAGGAAAAGCTTTTTCAACGTCTGAGATTAGTAAGAACTCATGAGTCTTACCATCCTTATCAGTGACACTGACAGGCTCTAGCTGAGCAGCTAGGTAAGCTCCAGCAGGTACTACGTCCTCAAAGGGTACTACTTCGCCATCAGCAGTAAAGACCTTGTCTTCTGTTAATTGGAGTGTGCCAAGCAGCGTTTGAGCCTCTTTAACAGTCTCAGTAGGTGTTTTACCATCTGGTTCTACGACAGGGGTTGGTTCAGGAGTCTTCTCGACAGGTTTATCTGCCTCATCTCCCTTGTCCTTATCTTCTTCTCCTGCAGGCTTATCGCCCTCTTCAGCAGCGTCTTCTGCTGGTTCTTCAGGGTCTTTGTCGCTAGCGTCGTCTGCGGCAGTATCACTTGCTGCTTGAACATCATCAGCTCCTCCCTCTGTTGTTACAGGCTCTTCGGTAGCCAAGTTAGTATTGTCGATATTCTCTTCTGAGATTATCTCATCCGCAATTTGTTGTGGATTCATTAAGAGTTCCTTGTTTAGTACTCTTAGTATACTACATTACATTGGAGGTGTTGGAGTAGGTACTGATGCTGGGGCTTCAGGAGCTGGCAATGGAGCTGGTTGTGGTGGCTGTCCCTCTGGTTGTCCCATCGCTGGAATTTCAGGCTTAGGTGCAGCTTCTCCGCCCATACTTACAGGTACGCTAGGGTCTTCAGGCTGTGGATAAAGTTCTTCATCTGTTATGCCGTTAAGCATCTTGGCCTTCTCTAGTTCTTCTTGGATGTGCATCTTAAGCATCTCTTGCCGTTCTACTGGCCACATCTTGAAGTCGTTAGATAATAGCTGCTTCTGATGGGTCTTTATGTGTCGTGGATCTACATCATCTCTTGGTGCAGCTTCTTGGCCAGCCTTTATTAACTCGTAGTCTTCTACTGCATTACCATCTGATTCGTCATTACGGATGTCTTCAACAATAGATACAGAATCAACCTGCTCTTTAATGACACGCTCTACATGTTTGCCAGGGTTAGGTATGTCTAAGAACTCGTATAGGGATAGTAGCGATATTTTGCCCATTTTAGCTAATTGAAGGGCTACTTGCTCCAAGCGTCCCTTGTCCATAGGTACAGTTGAGCCAGCTTTAACACGGATGTTTATGCCATCTTCGATATCGTAACGGGACAGAGCTACTGACACAAAGCGTCCATCTTCGCCTAAGATAGAAGCATAGTGTTCTTCAGTGTAGTACACCTTCATCATGTGCAGTAGTTGCTTATAGTATGCGTCTAGGCCACGGTCTATAGCCCTTACAAGTAGGTCTTGGCGGCCTTGTGCTTGGTTACGAGCCATTAGGTCTTGTGTGGCTGTCTGGTCGTTATTAGACTCTCCTCGTAGCTGTGGCGGTGTACCAAAGATCTCATGCAGGGACTGTGCTAGGCGCTGTATCTCGTTAACAACAAATGGCGGTATCTGATTAGCCTGTATAACACCATAGGCTGTACGTACATCTTTAGCGTCTACTAGTATCTTTTCCCAAGGTTCCCCTGTAACCTGATCGGCGGCTGGCTTCGGAAGTGCTTTCTTATTGAATACCAGTACAGGGGACGAGTGTGCAATGCCTTTTTGAATTTGGCGGCCAATACGGTTAATCATAACCTGGAGTGGAATAGTCTGATCGAGTGGTCCATAGCGGTCTATCCAGTGAGTACCGTCATTGATGTAGTTAAAAGGAGCGATAGGCTTCTGAGCGTTTGGCAAGTAGTTAGTTACACCCTCAGTATCCTCATCGTAGATCCAGTGAGGTGTTTTGTTCTTAGTAAGCACTATGTTATCGAAGTAAGCAACGAAAGCTTCTTGTGGTTTTCCTTTAACATAGGTAGTTACCCATACTTTACGCCATGTGATAACTGATTGGAGCTTATCTTGAACCTTATCCTTTATGCTGTCTGCGGCTTTAGGGAACTTAGCTATCAGTTCTTCTGCTGTGTTCTGTAGGGTAAACGAGAAGAAGCCAGGGTTCTTACCCTGTTTAGCACGTTTATCCACAATGGCATTAGATGGGTCTACATAGCTTGGTACAACATCGCCATTCTCGCCACAGCTAGGGTCAAACTCTAGCTCAATGAGTCCAATGTAGTTGTTTACTACTGATAGGACAACATTAGTCATAATACCCTGTAAGCCATGTTCTTGAGAGTGGTACTTAAGCATGTTAGCTACATTAGCAGCTAGTCTACGTGACTCAGGAGTGTCCTTCGCTGGCATTACCTCTACATCTGGGAGCTGTGCTGTAACGTAAGCTGATACTACTTGCTCGGCTGTGAAGATCTCGTTCTGTACATATGGTATGTTGCCTACAAAGCCAGCGTCATGCCAATGGTCGCCAGTTACAAAGCGGTTATTGCGCTCTCGACGATTCTTTAAGTTAAAAGAAGCAGTGTTATTAAAGTAGGTGCGTGAGTCATTAATACGCTTGTCTAGTATGTCAGTAATCTCAGTGTCCGATAACTCAAGCCCAAACTTCTCATATGATTCAGCTAGTCCAGTTTGGTTATCAAGGTCGTCAACCTTTGAGTCTTTATCATATCTTATCTGATTATCAGTAGGATGCATTGCTTCTCCAATTAAATAAGCCAGAGATGGCTCTGGCCTTTCCTAGATTATACCACAAATTATAGGTCACTTCCTTTAGTCTCTAAATAGCAAATGTAGTAGTGTCGACAGTCGCCACACATACGAGTAAATCTAAATACGCTTAATGGTATCTCGCTACCATATGCCTGGGCGCCAGGAGAGGCTATTGCAAACTTACGATTCATAGTCATTAATAGTTTTCCACAGTACATACAGTGAAACTTCTTCTCGGCTGCTTTAACAGTGGGATCAATAATAAGAGTTGTGAAACGCGCGTTGTCCAGAACTATGTACTCTTGACTCACATCCACTCCGTAGGTGTGTTGCCACGGTTAAGTATGGACTCTATGCCGCCAGTCTGATTACCTATACTATCAAGTGCTAATGGCTTGGGCTGTTGAGCTGCATATGGTGCGCTTACGTAGTCGTTTGAGTTGCCTGCAGGAGATATCTCTAATTGTGTCTGATATGCTAGTGAGTCGCTTGCATCATCGTTAGTAGCTTTAGGGAACAAAGCAAGCTCTTCTTCAAGATCCGAGCATAGGTTCTGACCATCATGAGTTATGTGATAGATAGTCCCCATACTGTAGCGAGGTACAAGTGCTTCTATTCTTAGCTCCTTCTGTACGCCACCAGTCTTTAGCTCCTCTATAAATAAGAAAGTGTTACGGCGTCTACACTCATCGTCAATCATAGACTTCATACCCTGATAGAACTGGTTGTCTTCTATGCCGATCTTGTCCAGGCTGTACTTATCCCAGTTAGTAAATAGCATATCTAGCATCTGCTTAGCACTCAGCTTCTGTCTATAAGTAATAATGTTCCAGTTGTTCTCTTGATCTACAAAGTTTACTGTCACACCAACATAGTCGTTACCTAGCTTGATATCGTCCTTGCCTCTAGGGTCAATGGTCATGGTGTTATAAGTCTGCAGCTTCTGGACTTCTCCAAGATCTCTATACTTAAACCACTCTGACTTAAACTTGCGGTTCTCATCATCTACAGGATTCTGTTGATACAAAGCACTAAACTCATACGGTCCCATTTCGCTCTTCTTCTCTAGTAACTTCCTAAGGTTGAATTTGTCTGGCCATAATGGCTCGCCCTCTTTACGATGCTTATCATCCTTAGTAGCAATGGCTTTGTACTCTATAATCTCCCAGTTCTTGTGTGGCTCTCCATCACGAATAGCCTTCTGGTTTTCACGTAATACACGGCCAGCCAGGTCATCATCATGCCAGCGAGTAAGGATAAAGATGACCATTGAGTTGCCCTCTTCACGAGTCGAGAAGGTTGACTGATACCACTTATACCTGGATTCACGTATCACAGGGCTATCTGCTTCTTCACGGTTCTTAAATGGATCGTCAATAATACCGATCTTAAAGCCACGACCTGTTAACGCTCCACCAACACCGACAGCCGTATATCCACCACCCTCTTCTGTTAGCCATTTACCTCTAGCCTTGGCATCTGCACGTAGTCTTGTATTGAACATAGCCTGGTACTCTGGTGTTTGCATGATGTCTCTAGTCTTTTGTCCAAAGTCTGTAGCTAGTTCATCTGAGTATGATGAGATCATGACTGGTGTCTCAGGGTTTTTGCCTAGTATCCAGCTAGGGAACTTCTGAGTAGCCATGTCGCTCTTACCATGACGAGGTGGCATAAAGAACATAATGCGTACATCCTCTCCAGACATTAGACGCTTGTAGCCGTTCTCTAGTTTCTTAGCAATCTCTTCATGGAACCATTCAAGCTGATAGTTGTGGTCTATAGCAATACAGTACTCAGCAAATGATCCGTTTACAGCTATGTCTCTAAGTATCAGTTCTGTTTCTTCTTGCTTTGAGTAATTGTTCGGCTCTTGCGCCATCTATAGCTCCTAGTGATTCACCATTTGATGTTATGTCTGATTCGCTCTTCTCTACGTAGCCATGTTTGCCACTAAGAATAAGCTTGGCTATTGAAGCATTGTACTTGCCTTGTAGAGCGTTTTGTATAAGTTTTTGTGCTTGTTCTGATCTCAGCTTACTAACGATGTCGGAAAATACTTCGTTAGATTTCTCCCATTCATATACTGTATCTCTATTAATACCAACCGCTAGTGCTAGTCCCTCTATGGTCGCAAGCTCTAATCCATTCTGTATTTCTTCTCTATCTAGGTACGCTTGTGCTGCCTCTAGAATAGAGTCATTCATTTTGGTTGGTCTAGCCATTGGACTCTACGTAATCACTTAACTTGCCAACTTCTACAACTAACTCATCTACAGATTCAGCTAATGCCACTGTACCGAAGTTGCTGGGTGTTATAACTCGTTCATGCTGTAAGGCTTGCTCAATCTCTACTGTTTCTATTTCTTTCACAAGAGGCTCCTTTGTATACATATATCATACCACAAGAAAAGGAACCTTTATAGCGCCTGGGAGGGTAAACAGACTTGGTTCCTTACTGTGAGGTGGTAGAAGGTGACAAACTAAGAAATAGTTTGTTGACTGCATTATATCATGTTTATGCTTAATGAAAATAGCCCCCTTTACGCTCTCTATCTGATGGAAGAATCTATACATCTGACAGGTACGTTATGTGGAGGGCTATATAATGTTCTACGATCTTTCGACCATGAGTACATTGTACACTACTTGCTTATATTTGTCAATAGTATTTAACAAAAGAAAAACGCTGGTTCAAGCAAGCCGGTATCAAGCTCGAATTATCAGGGTTTTCATTCCTTCGTAAGCATACAACCTAAGTTGTAACTTTATTATACCAAGTCTTTGTTTAATTAGTAAGCATGAGAGAGCCTTGTCCATCAGAACCAGTACTGATACTACTGGTGTACGGGTACTCATATCAGTTTCCCCATACTTGTGCTTATTCCTTCACAAGACTCACTACTACCTACTAAGGTGCTAGAACGTATGAGAGAGGGCGACTATTCCTGATGCGACTAAAAGGTGTTCCATATCAGTTTTTTGCTTTCTTGACAGGGGACGGTTTCCCGTGGCTTATCTTCAGCTGTCGCACGTAAGGTTACCCTCACTGCTACGTTCTATGTTGTGCTACTGATAAAAATCATTCATATCATTATTGTACCATTTTCGTGATGTCTAGAATATGGTTAATACCAGCAGCCCTGTGGGCCACCACAGCGGCTATACCAGGTGGCTAGTGCTTTCTCCCATGTACCGTATCTATTCTTAACGTACCCGTCCATCCACTTCAACTGACATACAGGCTCAGTACCACAGTGAGCTATCTTAGAGGCAGGATAAGCTTGTGGAATGCCAAAAGCTCCAGACTTAGGGTTCCTAGCACTTGGGTCACAGCTGGATTCCTTTAGTATCAGCTTAGTTGTAGCCATAGTAATAGATATACCAGCAGCAGCCATCCACTCAGCACATGAGCCAGATGACGCACTTGCTTTAGTTGATGCTAAGGCCACAGACTGCGCCTGAGCCGCTTTAGCTATTGCATCGGCCTTAGCCTTAGCTTTGGCCTGTAGTTGGCTCTGAAGGGCTTTCTCACGCTCCTGAGCGTCTTGTATTTGCTTCTCTAGGTCTTGTACCTTAGATTCATTTAAGTTCTTATCTTCTAGTGTCTTCTTGAGTTCTATATTCAATCGTCTAAGGTCTACTTCTAACTTAGTAGCTTCGATGTCCTTACTCTGTATTTGAATATTCTGTAACTTCTGATTCCGCTTGGTTTGAGTTGCTGCTTTGACTGCGGTAAACGCAAAGCTTCCGGCTAGCAACACGCAAATGATTGCGTAGATAGTTCGTCTCATCGTCATAACCATGATGTGTATGAGAAAGGGCGCAGGTGATTGACATATAAACTGGAGTTATACCCTTTGTTTACGTTTCCTAACTTCTACCCTCACTACTACACACCACTTAATGGTTAATATGTTCCTTGTTTACTTGTTTACTTGTTAAAGTTTCGGACAGCCACGTAAAGGCTGTAACTAATTATACTACCAATCGCTACGATGCTAGGAGCTGCTAGGTAGATATTAGTTCTACCACCTACTCCTACTGCTGTAATGAAAGCTGTATAAGCTGAGCTTGTTAGTACTACGATAACCGCTGATGCGATAACGAAGTGCTTAAAATTTGTTGTTTTTGTACTCTTTTGAGTTTCTGTTTTAGTTTGTTTCATTGTAGTCCTTTCTTTAGATTACATTCTCTATACTAGCATAACCGTAACTCACTGTCAACTAGTTATATCCAAGTGTTAAACCATTGCGCCAGTTCTGTCTGAACTTCTATATCTTGAGCCTCTCTGAATACTCTCCACTGTTCAGCAATAAGTGGCTTTATATTCCTACGTCTTTCTAGTTTGCTTCGTCTATTTACAATCCACTGAGGTACGGCGTCCACTCTGATCCACTTTTGCATATTACATTTAGCGTGAGATAAGACTAGATTATTATAGCTATTAGTTCCGCCGTGGAATATGGGTAAGGCATGATCTATATGTACGTTAGTAAACTTTTTAGATAACTTCATTTCGCACCATGCACACTTACCCATCTGTACCCCAAATTGATACTTCTTCCATTCTGCAAACTCTGGCGTATTTTTGAGTTTATTGAAGTTAGCTCTAGTCTTTTTAATATTAATAATATCTGGGTTGTTACCTAAGGTCTTGTCTATATAACTCTTTTGCATAGTACTCCTTCTTACTGCTATGTTTTTGGTTCGAGCAAGGCACACCCCCCCTGACCCCCCACAGTTAAAAGCACGAAGAACCCTACAATAAACCCAGATGTGTCAAGCGATGGCAGTTAGGACATAGCACGATAATATTATTAAGTACATAGCCTTCTGCTCTCACTTTACGATGTCGGTCACAAGGTGCCTTATCCCAACCGCAGCTACTACATGTCGTATTCGGTATAGCTTGTTTTTCGTAGTAATACACCCTTTTCTCGGCATTATATCTTGCCCTATGATGCACTTCGCAGAAACGGTCATACCTAGTTTGACCTTTATAGTGACCTTTGTTGCGACCAGGTTTATTGCAACCCTTGTATTCGCATGTTCGTCTTATCATACCCCCATTATAGAGTATGCACATCTGAATTGTAAAGTTTTTCGTACCCCCAAAAGTGAGTACGTCAGGGGGATATATTAGTGATGTCCTTGGACTGACCAGTATACAGCTTAATTACCCTTATTATTAAGCAATACAATCTTGTTATACCATTCCGTTCAAGTCCATTTCTGCACAATGTCGGAAGTCGATAAGAGTATAAACTTCTGGAGTTGCACCAGTCTAGGATTGTACCCCTACTAAATGCAGTGTTGACAAATAGTGCTATTACGCTAAACTAAAGATAGTCTACGGTAATAGCAGCCCCTCCCAAAAGAGGGGTTTTCTATTTATCTACGGTAATAGCAAATAGTACTTAGATGATAATGCACTAGACACATAAGTGCAATAGGCTTTACTATTAAAGGGCCAAAATAGCTGTATATCTACATCACAGACGTACCTTGATCCAAACTTTTTACTTTAGGCCAGCATCCACTCATTGCTGGCCTTTTTGTTTGGCATCAAAAAAGACCTGGGCGAAAGGACTACAAAAAAAAGTAGAGTTCCCAGGTCTTTATTCTATTATAACACCTAGCAGCCTGTGGACAAAGTTATCAATAATATACTTGACTTATGCTTGAATAGGGCTTATCATTAAATAGTAATCAATGAAAGGACTACACGAATGCAAAACTACATTATCAAAAGATTAAACAACGGCTACTTAGGCCACTTTCGCGTGGTAGCCAAGTGAGTGACTTTGACTCACTACTAGCTGATGACCTTACTGATCAGCAAGAAGCATCTCTTGAACTAGAAGAATATAAAAATAACGAGTTTATACAGGACTAATATGAAATTTGAAAAACAAGGATCACTACTTACTAATCATATAAAAGTAGAGTTACAAATTGTTTCTCTAGCACTACTAATAGGCGCAGTACTGGGTAGCTCACTATGACCGATGAATCTTACTGGAACGAAACATTAGACGAGATGAGCAAATGGGCGCGAGAGATCATGGGCGAATGGGATGGCGAAATGCCAGGATATCAGGAAGACCGAGCTATGCAAGCTGAACACATTGCTAAGTTGATAGAAGACTTGCGAGCTGAGATAAACATAATGGAGGATTTAGCATGAACGACAAACTAGTAAAGATTCAAAAGAACTTGAAGGCACCTAAGAGCAACTTCAATACTTTTGCTAAGTTTAACTACCGCTCCGCTGAGGACATCCTAGAAGCTGTGAAGCCTTTATGCCACGCTGAAGGGTTAGCCTTACTTCTATCAGATGAAGTAGTTAATGTAGGAGACTCTAATTACATAAAAGCGACAGTAGGCGTTAGCAATGGAGAAGATGTTATCCAGTCACAAGCTTTCGCCCGTGAAGAACCTGTAAAGAAAGGGATGGACGCAGCACAGATAACTGGAAGTGCCTCTAGCTATGCACGCAAGTACGCTCTAAGTGGTTTATTCGCCATAGATGACGGCAAGGACGCAGATGGACACGATAACACTGACCACAAATCTGAAGTGACACCATTTACACCAATGAACTCTTTAGTAAAGGTAGACCAGGTTAAAGCACTAATAGAAGCAGCAAAGAAAGCATCAGGCCAAGTGGAAAGAGAAGCTATCCTACTGTGGTTTAAGGAAACTGTAGGCATGGAAGTAACCCAGGTTAAGCAAGTAGAGTTTGACAATGTCCTTCGCTGGATAGAAGAAGAGCATGTGTAATGGACGATACCTTTGAGTACCCACACCTTGACCCAGAAGAGTTAGCAGATATAAAGGTAATCTTACCAGATTTAACAGATAAACCTTTCTAATGAGATATCGCACCAAAGAAGTAAAGCAAGCAGATGAGGCTATGACGTACCTTACCAAGTTAATCGGGCAAGAAGCGGTTGTAGAAATAAAGAAAGTCAACCCTAACCGAAGCTTAAGACAGAACGCCTACCTGCATCTACTACTCTCAGCCTTTGGCTCACACTTTGGATACACCTTAGAGGAAAGCAAATTAATCTATAAGGAGATTAGCAAAGACCTATATCAATACGAAAAGAAAGGACGTACATTTACAAAATCATCGGCAGAGTTAAACGTAGCTGAAATGACTAAGAGCATAGATAGGTTCAGGGACAAGTCGGCAGAAGCTGGCTATCCTCTACCTCTAGCAACAGATCAGGCTTGGCTAGACCAAATAATGAACGAGGCAGAACGAAACCAACATTACTTATAAGGAGTAGATCATGCACGAAGCTCAAATCAATAGAATGGTAAGAGAAATGCGCAAACGTAAGGTAAAGTCGTGGGAGTTTATGGTAAATATGTACATTACTAGCCCACATCGAAGATTAACAGATATCCGTAATCGAGGTATTGAAGTAGAAAGCGAACGAGTGATAGGTAAGGATGGAAAACTAACAGCTGTCAAACAATACTGGATAAAGCGTAAACCGCGTGGCCACAAGAAGCCAGAGCAAGCAATGGAGTACGAAGAAGTACCACATAGTAACTTCTTTGTAGATAAGATAAGTAAGTTAAGGAGAGTAATATAATGGCAGGAACAAAAGATATGATATAGTGTATGCATGGCATACATAGAACTATCAGGTAAGAGAGGTAAAGGTCAACGCACTTTAGTCGATGACAGCACATTCAAAAAATACGGACAATTGACTTGGTATCTAAGTGATACAGGTTATGCGGTTAGACGGACTAGGGAAGGTACAGTAAGACTACACAGGTTGATAGCTAACACTCCTGAAGGTTTGTTCACGGACCACAAGAATCACGATAGGCTAGACAATCGTGCTAGTAATTTGCGAGTAGTCACACAAGCCGAGAACATGGCTAACTACAAAGGTGCTATGGGGTATTCTTGGGACAAGTCTAAAAATAAGTGGATGGTACGTTATAGAGGTACATTCTACGGACGTTACAACACTAAAGACGAAGCCAAGAGAGCATATCAACTGGCCTGCAGCGGTGTTCCGTATATTAAAAGAAAACGTAAACAATACATGTTACCAAAAGGAATACATAAACAATTTGGTAAGTATAATGTATCACTTCAGAGAAATACTATTCGTAGGCGCAAGAATGGCATATCCACAATCGATGAAGCACTAGAAATATTAAACCAGTGGAAGAAAGAAGGATAGAAAAATTAGTGGAAGTAAAATTGGCGGCAAAAAGACGGCAAATATTTGTAAACGTAAATATGGCAAAAACTTTTATAAAAAGATTGGCGCTTTAGGAGGTGCAGCAGGTAGTACAGGCGGATTCTATAACGACTCTGCAAGAGCTAGAGAATTAGGTAGTATCGGTGGGACTAAACACCGCATATGCACAGACGAAGAGTTCTTAAAGATCGGGTATAAGCTGGACTGGAACGTTGATGACATAGTTCACGAGACTGGCTACAAGCCAAGTACAGTAAAGAATAAAATGTACGTATTAAGGAGGGTAAGATGAAAGATTATAACGCAGACGGTATGTTAGGCAACCATTATTACAACCGTGGACATGTAACATTTAAGAGAAGTATTCTAGGGTACGTTGTGAGCTTCATAGCGGTCGTAGGAGGCTTAATTATAGGCTTAGTGGTACTAGGAGCTATATTTAATGTAAACGTAGCACAGGAAGCCGTTAATACGGTCATAGCTGGGCGTGATGAGTAAAGCACAAGGTTGGTTAGTAATTATGTGGCTGTTCGTAATAAGCGTACATCTAGGTGCCATTATAAGAATTTTGGAGAAGTTATGACAGACAATATACAACCAATAGAGGAACAGATAGACCGCATACTCCTTGAAGTCGTAATGGGGGTTGGTCGCACACCAGACAAGATTATGTATGAGCAGGGTAACTTGGACGAAGCCGAAGCTCCGCAGGACGAACCGAAAGTCGGCGAAGCTCCTAAAAACGAGGCTAAGGCTACTACGCCGGTCGAGACTCCTAAAGAAAAGCTAGCTCGTAAAATCGCCGAGTCTAAAGCTCGTAGGGAAGAAGAAGCTAGTAAGGGTACGCAGTCTACTCTAATCGACGAGACTAAATAATATGGACTATAAAGACGTAGAAGTCGAGAGACCGTTCTTTATATTACATAAAGACCGAAAAAAGCAAGATATAACGGTATGGAGTAAAAGGGAAGACGGATACGGCTTAGTTATTTACTTCCACGTAGAGGAGTTCTGGTGCAATCCTCCGACCGATAGCCGTATAGAATATAACGCCGTTAAAGCTATCGAACGCTACGGAATAGCTTACCTACCGGACGCAGAGGCTTATATTAAAGAATATAAAGCTACTCCGATTATAGAGCGTGATAAGTGGCGAGCCGAGTACGCTAAGAAGTTCTTTACCGATATAGGTAATCCGATAGGTTGGAAGTAATGAGCCCAGAGATAGCAGTTAAGACCCTTAGCGATATATTCGGAGTAGAGATACCGCTCGAACTAGCGACCGAGGCTCTAGCCGAACTCGATACGTACGAAGACTTAGAAAGGTTATTAGTAGCCCCAAAGTGTGAGAGGCCAGACTGCGCCGTACTACATACAGGATGGAGTAAATCAAGAATCCAAAACCGTCTAACGGAACTAACAATAAGGAGAAGTCATGAGTAAGGGGATATTTGATGAGATTAGAGTCTTCAATCCAGATACTCTACTTGAAGACATGCTAGCTGCTGAAGAAGGCACAGTCTTTATGTTGGGCGAGAAGCACATACCTAATCATGAAGGAGATGACACGGTTGAAATGACGTTCGTACAGATAATGAAAAGTCGTGATACTCCTCCCAAGGTAACTAACACTAGAAAGGATAGGTCATGAGCGACATCTACACTCAGAATGGCCGAGTAAGGGGTAAATGCTCAGTATGTGGCGATACCAAGACCTATAAACAGTCTAAGCGCCCACAGTATTTTAAGCCTTACTACTTCCGTGTACTTGAGAAAGTTAATTGGTTCAGGGGCGACGATGAATACCTCGGTATGGTTTGTAAGCAATGTATTAAAGCTGGGCGGGTTAGTGAGGTGAATAAGTTACATGCGAACACTGCAACTCTCGCGCAAGCTAGCCCTGAGTCTGCTATAAGGAGTGAAGAACAATGAACGAGATACGAAAAGCAGGAGGTGAGCTATTCAACTCTCTGTCGGACGACGATAGGAAGAAAGCTGGGCTTGGGTATTCTCTGGCACAGCTAACAACTATTATTCAGCAACGTCAGTCTAATAAAGAGATGATTGCTAGGGAAGATAGGCGTCTAGCTGATTGGCAGAAGAATATAGAGAGGCACATCCAGAAAGAATATCTGGGAACTCCTCCCGTTTCCCCATCTAGTAACGAAGGGAATAAAGAATGAACTTATACTTAATAGATAGAATAGGGCATGTAGGCTATGACGAGTTTGACGGCTTCGTGATAGCAGCTGAGAGTGAGACTGAGGCTAGGAGTCTTTGTAACCAAGCCGATGAAGGTGACATATGGGGTAACCAGCTAGACGCTACATGTGAACTGATAGGTACGGCTAAAGACGGCACAAACAAGGGCGTCATCTTGGAGAGCTTCAATGCAGGATAATGAACTCATAGACACCCTAGATGGCTTAGTACTTTTCATTAAAGAGCACTGTATCGACACAGCAGACCCAGGCTTAGTATGGTTTGACTTTGACAAGGCTAAACAAGCCATTAAAGACTTATTCTCACAAAGAGAAGACCGAGCATACAAACAAGGCTGGGATAGTGCTGGCGGTGAATTACTAGACCAAAGAGAAGCAGAGATTAGGATAGACGAGATTAAAAACATACCAACCACAGTGTTAGACAAAGACTCACCCTTTAGACTGATAAGAATACATGAACTTGAGTCAGGTACAGCAGATACTACTGGAGAAGATAATGGACATCTTTGATACTCACACGCATATCATGGAAGTGTCTCCTAACCAAGAAGACACAGGCACTAAGGGCGTCAGAATGGTTTGCAAGTGCGGTAAAGAATTAGTTGAGTACAACCCTAAGTTACATATTAAACTAGCCCAGAGTGCAGATACTAAGGAGAAAGTATGAGTAGCATACAAGTGGGTGAAACTTACACACTGGACAAGTATCTTAATGGTTCTACAAAAGCTAGGGTGCTGAGGCAAACTGGGCAAATATTTAAGAAATACGAGTGTGCAGTTTGGGGCGTAGATAACGAGGGTAAGCATGTATGGCCTAACGGCAGTGTACGAACCTTCACGAATATACTTACCAAAAAGGAACTTCTCAAGCTAGCCCCTAAAGCCCCCAAGGGTACAGCAGACGGAGATAACAAATGAGCGACCACGTACATATCTGGATAGGCAGGTCCAACGTATGCTACAAGTGCGGAGGAGTGCCTCCCATTTCAGCAGACACAGAGGGGGAAGTATGACCCTTAGAGAATATTGCGAGATTAACGAACTGTTGAAACAGCTAACCCCTAACAAGAAAGGTATAGAATGAGCAACGAGAAGCAAAACGAGAAATATACAAACACTAACCCACTTAACTTGAGAACTAGAATTGCACTCAAAATACTGTTCCTTATGTACCGT